AGTGCCGTTCAGGTAGACCGTCCGCGACTTCTTGAAAATCCCATTCTGGCCGCGGTTGAGGGCGATCTCGATCAGGTTCGACGCCCAGGTGTTGTAGAAATTCAGCTTGGCGTCCTGTGTCGTATCAGCCGGATCGATGTCCAGGACGACCTTAAGCTCCCTGAGATCGGAAAAAATCGTCATGCCGATCCTCCCGATAAAAGGGGTATAAAAACGCCGGGGGCCCTGCACTCAGGCGACCCCCGGCGGGGACAAGGGGGAAACGCGCGTTTAGACGTTGACCGCGCCGCTGCTAGCGTTCCAAACAGCGGCCGTTCTTATCTGGGGTGGCAAGAGCCCGCTCTACATCCCACCCACGCCGAAGCCTTTTCGTCAAACAACTCCAACTCAAACCGGATTCCGCCGTCCATTGGCTTTTCAACTTCGTTTCCCCGAAAGCCGTCAATCGAACGTTGAAATCCCCGCGATTCTCCGACTGCCCTTTTCGCGTCGTCCAACGGATATTCAAAACCCACCCACGGCGACGGCATTCCTTGCACTGGCCGCAAGTATAGTTTCCATCATGGATCGGGTATCGATCAAGAGACGGATTGGCTTTCCGACTTAGTCCGATGGCTTTCTTCAGATTCCAAGGGGACTGACGAAGAAAAGCACAGACAACTACACCCCGACCCCCGTAATCCGCAAAGGATTTGCTCGTTTTGCGGTAACAACGAGTGAGCATTCCACTCCATCGGAGCCACGTTCGTGGGTATTTGGAAGAAAAACAACCGAATTTAGCAGTATCTTTGTTACGTTTCGTCGTTACTTCTTTGGCCAAACAGCCGCATGATTTGATGGCGTCGTTTACCAATCCATCAATAGCGGTCTTGGTTTCCTTGCCACATCGACAACGACAAGAAACGTATCGCGTATTGCGAATACGGGCAATTACTGTCAATCGTCCGAATCGTTTTCCCGGAACAATTTTGCCATAACCCACGCCGGGGACGATTCGGGCTTTGGCGTTCCTTCCGCCGGCGGCCCTTTTCTGACACCCACAAGAACGGGTGCCCCGCTTGCCACTCAGATTGTCCGCATTGGGAGTAGACACCTGTCCGCAATCACACTGACAACGAACTTTCGCTCGCTGCCCATCAACCCCAGGAATCCTTTCGATCACAGTGAGCATCCCAAATCGTGCTCCGGGGAAGATCTTTGGATTGAAACGGCCGCCAGCCATTGGAAATTCTCCCTTCCAGAATTAAAACTCTGGAAGGGAGTATAAACGTTTTCTGTACCTAATTCTAGACTGAAACCGGGCCGCTGCTCGGGCTGGGCGAATAGCCGCCGCCGGAGCCGACCGTGCGGAGCTGGGTGATGAAACCGGCCTGGAAGCCGGCGACGTCGGCGAAGCCGCTCATCACCAGCAGGCGGGCGTACTGGTGCGGCCGCTGGAAGTAGCTGCCGGTCATGATGCCGGACAAGAACGCCTGGCCGGAGACGCCGGAACCCCAGATGCCACCGGCCGCGTCCGTCCAGGCGCCGGAACCCAGGATGAGCTGGCCGCCGGAAGCGAACTTGCCGGGCATCTGCGCCAGGCCGGAAGTCGGGTCGGTGAAGGTGCCCGACGCCGTGCTGTCGGACGTCTGCACACCGATGATGAGCGGGCCGGAGCCGAGCGGCCGGCCGGCGACGTAGACGTTGCAGACCGTATTGGCGTCGCCGAGGTCGATGGGGTCGCCGACCAGGACGCCGGACAGGCTGCTGATGACGCCGCCGGAGCTGATGGCGATGGCCCCGTCAGCGGCCACCGTGGCGGACGGCACCGACGGCTGGCTGTGGACGTTGTTGAAAAGATCTACGACAAGGTTGGCCGACATTAACGGAATCTCCTTCGAGAAGAATCTGAGGAAGGGGGAGGGGTGTTCCCCTCCCCAGAAAATCACTGCTTAGGCCGCCGGGCCGACGTCGAGGTTGTCCATGAGGACGAAGGCGGCTTCGTGCCGGAGCTGGATGTCCGCCGACAGGATGCCGCGGACCCAGGTCTGGTCGTTGCGGAAGCTCGTATCGCCCTGGGTCGTGGCGGCGAACTCGATGGCCCCGAACATGCCGATCAGGCAGTCGCTCCACATGCCGCCGACGATGTACGTCAGGTTGGTGGCGCTGCCCTTGCTGCGGCTCTGGCTGACCTGGGTGGACTTGGTCACCGGGCTGCCGGCCAGCATCGGCTTGCAGCCCTCGCCGGCCTCGCGGATCAGGTTGAACAGGAAGACGCCCTGCTTGTCGCCCTGGGCCACGGCGTCGGCCCGCAGCTGGTAGTACTTGTAGAGCGTCTTGGGCCGCATGATGAAGCCCTCGAACTCGGCGTTCGACTCCTCGACCGCCGCGATCATGCGGTAGATGTCGTTGGCCACCAAGGCGTCGCCGTTGGTCGTCGGGGCCGTGCTGGTAATGCGGTTGATGTTCTGGTAGTTGATGACGCCGCGGGGCCGGGTGTCCGTGCCCTGGCCTTCGAGGCCGGCCAAATCGAGGCCGAGGGCCAGCGACTTGGTCATGTCGTCCCGCATCAACGCTTCCGCCGCCGGGCTGGCGAAGCGGATCAGCTCGTTCGGGGCGATGATCATCACCGCCAGCTTCTTGGCCTGCAGCGTGATCTCGCCGGTGCCGATGTTGCTGTCGGGGATCGGGCTGTTTTCGCCGACCCAGTAGGTGTTGCTGGCCGCGGTCTGCCGCGGGAACTTGAGGCGGCCCTGGGCCGGCAGGGGGACCGTGCGGGCGCCGGCGTTGATGAGGGCTTCCTTGTTGCGCAGCAGCTCGATCAGCTCGCCCTGCTCCGGCGGGGCCACCAGACTGCCGCCCGTCAGCTCGTTGAGCCACGACAGGGCCTTGCCGCTGTAGCCCATCTTCTCGAACATCTTGGACCGCACCCAACGCATTTCATCGGGCAGATCCATCGAGCCGTCCGAGCCGTGGATGACCATCGACTTCATTTCCGTGCGGAACTCAGTGGGGATGATCCCCTCTTCCATGAAACCGGTGGCGAGCGGAGCCAGGAAGCGGGTCTCGCCGGTGCGGCCGGCGCCGCCCCAGACGAAGCCGTTCTGCTCGTAGGCTTTGCACAGACGTTCGTGGACGTCGTGCTCGTGCTTGGCCTGCTCACGGGTGCAGCCCTGCGTCAGCAGGCCGAGCATCTTCAGGAACTTGAAGCCGCGGGACGACATGGGGTCTTCGCCGACGCGGGCGTGCGGGGCGAAACCCTGCTGCCAGGGGTGCTGGCCCATGTTGGCCGGGGTCTTGGACAGCTTCTCGACGAGGCCGTCGAGCTTCTTGTTCAGATCGCCCAGGGACTTCTGGTTGGACTTGCCCAGGTCGATCGCCTCTTTCACTTCCGGGGCTACCGTAGCCATCGTGAGGGAACTCCTAAAAACAGGGATGCTTGTGGTGTCACGCGGACAAATAAAAAAGGGGCCGGAGGACCAATGCCAATCTGATTGCTGACGGCTTATCCGTCCTCCGGCCCCTGCTCGTTCTCCTAACCGAACAACTGCGCCAGGCGATCCAGTTTGCGGGCGGCTTCTTCCAGGGCCTGCCGGTCCTGCTGGGCGGCGGCCTTGAGGGACTTCGCTTTCAGCCCCTTGTCGTCATCATAGTCATCCAGCTCGTCGTTCTCCCGCATCCGGGCCATCGCGGCACGCCGTTGCGGTTCGCCGGAGATTTCTTTCATCTCGACTTCGCCGTCGGGTGGTAGGCCGGAATCTACGGCATCGGCCGCCGCTTCATCCGCCGCCATCTCGGCCAGGTCTTTGTGCCAGCCCATCGACTTGGTGCGGAAGTCGTCGTTGAACTCCTGCGTCTCGGACAGCTCCTTGAGGAACTGGCTGGCCGCCCCGACGGCTTTCCGGCCGCACAGCTTCGTCTCCATCGCGGCAGGGGCTTCGGCACAGGTGCAGGGCTCGCTGCCGCAACCGGGGCAGATGCCTTTGCAACGCAGCCCCTTGTCGTCATCATAGTCATCCAGCTCGTCGTTCTCCCGCATCCGGGCCATCGCGGCACGCCGTTGCGGTTCCGTGGCCATCTCTTTGACCGCCCCGCCGCCGTCCGTCGCCATCTCCACGCCCTGGCCGATGGCGTCCACCTTGGTCGGGTCTTCCATCTGGCTGCCGATCGGCTCCAGCGTCTTGT